AACCAACAACGCCATCACCAACAGCACCACCAACACCTGAACCAACAACACCTGAACCAACAACACCTGCACCAACATGTCCTGATGGGCCCTGTATAGATGTAGTGGATTGTGGTGAGGTGAGTGGATTTACGGCATCGTGTGTAGGTGGATGTTGTGCATATACGGAAATAACACCGGCACCAACAGCACCACCAACACCTGAACCAACCGGATTCCAACCATAAAACAAATATAAAATGAGATAGGTTATATGAATTATGTAGTAGTAAGTACGAGTAATAGTGATTACCAATCGTGGCAGTGCAAATTATTGGAATATACTTTTAAAAAAGTAAATCAACCTGGAAAATTGATACGATTATGTAGTTACAACGAACATAATCCTGATAGAGTATTCGATACATCGGATATATCGGAAATAATAAAAGTTCCTGATTATAGAACACGATGGAAAAAATATACAAATGATATTGATAAGGACTATGGTATCGCTAATAAAATTGAAAGTTTGAAATATTGGGTACATAACTATCCAGGATTGAAAGACACGGACAATGTGTTATTGTTGGATCCTGATATGGTTTTTGTAAAACCTGTAAAGGAAACCACTACACCAGGAAAAATTATAGGACAAACCTGGATAGGTTCTACAGTTGAACACCGAATATTTTTGGAAAATTATAAAAATAAAAGTAGACTTACTAACAAATTATTTATGTATCCGTACATAATAACAGTTGGAGATATAAAAAAAATAGTAGATACCTATGCTAGTATCTCCTATAAGTTACGAAGTAAGTATTATCCAGATTTATGGGAAGCTGAAATGTTTGGATTAATACTAGCAACGGACATACATAATATCGATGTTGAAACCAGAGATAACCTCGGATTTTGTCTAACGTGGAATTACATAGACGAATTTGATACTAAAGAATCTGCGGAATCCGTATCCATTCTACATTATACTAGTACTATCCAGGATAAGAATAATCAAAAATTATTTAATAAACAAGATTACACACCACATACATTGGAAAATGTATGGAAATATATAGATGTAAATAAAGCACATACCCGTTTGCAAAGAAAATTTTTAAAAATACTTGATGAGTATAACTCACAAAAAAATACAAAATTTTATTGGGAAAACTCGGAATGGATAGATTCTTTATCTTACTACAACAAAGATAAACAACAAAATAAATATATAGTATTTAAACCGTGGCCTGGCGGATTTAATAATATTCGAATGTCATTGGAGATTGCTTCATCACTGGCATTTTTATTAAAAAGAACGTTGGTATTACCTTCTGAATATAGAATGTATCTTTTAAAAAATGTAAATGATTTTGGTACATTTTTTGATATAAATGACTTGGGTATAGATACTATAACATTCGATGAGTTCAAAGATAAATTTCAAATTAATACATTTGAAGAAGTAAAAAATATAGCAACAGTTATCGACGATGACATAGTGCAAAATATACTGGTAACGGAAAATATAGACGTTCCAACAGACAGAATATTTGGAAGAAACATAAAAAATATTCACATTCACGATAATGAGCAAATATTGTATTTCCCCAATAATTTATTGGGAAGTTTTTATCTGAACATTTTTACACAGTATCAACCAGAATTGTGTAAATATGTTGCAAGGCATATTCATTATAATAAAGAAATCTTCATCCAGGCCAACAAAGCAATACAAATTTTGGGTGATAAAGATTACTACGCAATACACATTCGTAGAAACGATTTTCAATACAAAGACATAACTATACCAGCAGAACAAATATTCGATAACATAAAAGAAGCAGTACCTCTTGGATCAAAATTGTACATCTCTACAGATGAAACTGACAAATCCTTTTTTGAAATCTTTGAAAAACACTATAAAGTTTTTTATTTTGAAAATGTAAATCACGATATATATGTTGATTTGAATGTTGATTTGATTGGAATGGTTGAGCAATATATATGCGCACGTGCAAAAACATTCATAGGAACAAAGTTATCAACATTTTCTAGTTATATTTACAGATTACGTGGATACATGGATGATATAACAGATAAACGATTTTTAACATATTCCATACCATGTAATTCTACGGATGAAGAAAAATTTTGGTGGGTAGCCTCGTGGGCACGTGAATATCCCGAGGTATGGGAATCAATAAATAATGTTAAATATTTTTCAACAGAATGGGAAAATAATATAATTGATGAGAAATCTACAATATTTGTATCTATTGCATCGTATCGTGATGAGCAGTTAGTTGAAACCATAGATAGTCTATTAGATAACGCTAGCGGAGAAAATGAAATAATTATCGGTACATGTATGCAAGATACAGAAGAAACATACAGTTTATTTAAATATAAAAATCATCCAAATGTAAAAATAGAATTTGTACCATATATGGAATCGTTGGGTGTTGGTTGGGCTCGACACAAAATACAACAAGAATTGTACACAAATGAAGATTATTTTTTACAAATTGATTCACATAGTAGAGTTTGTAAAAATTGGGATACTATTTTAATTGATCAACTTCATCAATGTAAAACCAAAAAAGCTATATTATCTACGTATCCGAATGGATTCAAGAGAACAGACATAGAAAAATCATATTTAAAAACAGATACGTGCCCAACATTAACAGTTGATAAACTTGAAAAAGGTAAAAAAATAGTACCAAAAGGTAGTAAAGTTGTAATAGAAAACGAACCTGTATTGGGATTTTGGATTGCGGCTGGATTTTTATTTACTTATGGTGAATGGACAAAAGAAGTAATATACAGTAAAGAACTGTATTTTTCCGGTGAAGAAGATCATTTATCTGTCACATCGTATTTGAATGGGTGGGATGTTTACGTTCCACCAAAATCTACTGTTTGGCACGATTATAATGACAATAGAATTCAAAGTAAAACAAAATATCGTCCTCTACACTGGGAAGACCATACAAATCATAATCTACATAAACCGGAAATAATAGAAAATTTGTATTCTGATAAAAATATATATGTTCTTGAAAGAACCATCGATAAATTTTATAAATTAATAAAACACATATCTAATTATAAAGAAATTACAGATGTTTCTATATTATTTAATTGGGATAAAATTCCTATTCATGATATTACAAAAGATGTGTTAGTTATAGTCTTTGCATTTTTTGATAGTCAGGGAAATGAAATACATAGACCTGATATATATGACAAAGAAATTATAAATAGAACTAAAAATATTTTAAATTTTCAAATACCTACCGATATTCACAATCATATAGAAACATGTACTTGGTTTGTTAAGTACGCGGATAATTCTTTTAGTGAAAGAATGACATTTAAAATAACAAAAATAAAGGATGTGTACATAATATGATATTTGTCAGTATAGCATCATATAGAGATAAAGAATTAATAAAAACAGTTAAAAGTTGTTTGGAAAATGCACATGATCCCGACAACATAAGAATAGGTATTTGTTGGCAATACGATGAAACAGAAGATACATCCGTATTTGACAATGATCCGCGAATACTGAGTTATAAAATTTATTGGAAAGATGTTGAAGGATCTGTATGTTGGGCCCGTTCTTTAATACAAGAAAAATTTTTCAATAATGAAGAATATTATTTTCAAGTAGATTCTCATACACTGTTTGCAAAAAATTGGGATAAAATTCTAATTGACATGTATAGAAATTTACCCACGAATAAAGCAGTTATATCCGTGGGACCATCATACTATTATGATCTTTCTGCGGATGGGGCATTACCACATTATGATTGGGAACCTGTTGAATTTGTAGATGGAATACATCGTGATACACAACTGAAAAAACAAAAATTGGATGCTTTGGGAGGTACACATTTCATGTACGGATTCTTACCAGCAGACGATGTATCAAAACCAATACGGGCCAGACATATAAGTGCTGCATTTTTATTTACAATCGGACAATGGGTACGTGATGTACCATATGATCCAAACTTATACTTCTCCGGAGAAGAGCCAACTATTACGTTGAGAAGTTATACAAATGGATATGATATTTTTAATCCAAATGAATTTATTATATGGCATTTGAAATATAATTTTCCTGTTAGAAAACGTCATTGGAATACATTTGATAAAGAAATAATACAAAAATTAGAAAGTAGTAGTAATAATAGATATAAACGTATAGTTAGTGGTGACGATATGGGAGTGTATGGGGTAGGTACAAAGCGATCTATCGAAGAATGGGAAATATATTCTGGTGTATCATTTAAAGATGTGATAGCGCACCCGGACGTATTTGCGGGTGTACCCCCATCACCAGTAACAATTACCAATATCGAAGAATGGAATGATATAAAAAATAAAGTGAATAAAGTATGAAATACTATTTAATAAATAATAAAATAATATTTGTAGTAGATGCAGTTAGATTTCTTACACCCACTTCTATGCGAATTGATTTGAGTATACTAGAGGGAAAAGACTATAGAATAATAGTCACACATGGTATTATTGGTGAACTATTAAATATGGTCGAGCAAAATTATTATGGACTGGAAAAAAATAAAATTATTTTTCTAACAAATAATGTAGAAACGCAAAATGTAATGCATAAATTTGGATGTAGATGTTTCAATATTAGTGAGTATATATTTTTAAATGATGATTTGTATAATATAATAAATGTAGAAAAGGAATATGATTGTATATATATGGGACGTAGAGCAAAAATAGAAGGATTGTTCAACATACCATATAAGACTAATATAAAAAAATTTATATTAAACGAATCATCTGAAATAGATAGCAAATCAACTATATTTGAATACAATAAAGCATTTACTGGTGTCATGACCTCACAGGCTGAAGGATCGTGTAGAGCTGTCGCGGAAATGTTGATGTGTGGGTTACCTATAGTTAATATAAAAATACCAAGTTTAAATAAAAATGAATATTATCCTAATAATAAACAAAATATGTATGGTGCCTATAATATAATACTTCCTAATACATTGGGTGGTCGAGAACTGTGGTTGAACGATTATAATAGTATTATTTGTGAAAGAAATGACACAGCAATTGATAACTCGATACAACAACTTATAGAAAAAAATTTGTCTGGTGAGAAAATAAGAGACGAATACCTAAATAAATTATTTACAGAACGGCTTAAGTTTTTATTTTTAATAAAAAGTATAATTGAAGAATTGAATCTTAATATATGGGATATAGATTTGAATACGTTTATCAATCTTCCTTATTCAAATTGTTCTTTGCAAAGTACACAGTGGATTAAAACAATTAATTATTTTAAAACAATATTTCAATGAAAACACTAGCAGAAATTTATTATAACACAGACTCATTACGAAGTTCGGATAATGGTGGTGATAAAGGAACAGCACATTCATATATAACCACGTATGATTCTATTTTTGCAAAATATCAACCATTTGATATTAATATATTGGAGATAGGAGTATTTGATGGGCAATCATTAAAATTGTGGAAAGAATACTTCACACCTAATAGTAAAATTTATGGAATCGATATCCAAGACAGATGTAAAGTATTTGAATGTGACAATATATTTGTTTTTATAGGTGATGCAACAGATGAACAATTTATAAATCAATCATTTTTTGATATTAAATTTGATATTATAATCGATGATGGTTCGCATATTAAGAACGATCAATTAACTTCATTTAAAATATTATTTGATAAATACTTAAACATCGGTGGAACATATATCATAGAAGATTTAAATTCATTGGACTTATATGAAAAAGATTTTAGAAATTTGCATGATTCCTGTCAAATATTAGATACTCGACGAATTCAAAATAGGTGGGACGACGCATTAGCAATATATACAAAATGACAATAAAAACATTGGTATGGGCAATAAATAATTTGCAAGACTATCATATAAGAGAATTTAGTAAGTTAATTGACACTGCAAGCGTTTTTAATGTTGATCTTTCTTATATGGGAATTGGTACGGAATATAAAAATTTGAAACAAAAAATTGAAATTTTATATGAATACTTGAATTCAATAGAATATGATGAAAATACAATAATATTATGTATAGATGGTCTTGACACATTATTTAATAGTGATATAACAACTATAAAAAATAAATTTTTAGAAAAGAACACTAGAATATTATTTTCTGCAGAAAAGATATTTACATATCAATGGAATGAATATAAATCTAATTATGATAACCTACCTTACGAATACAAATATTTAAATTCCGGAACATTTATCGGATATATAACTGATATAAAAGTGATGTTAACCGAAATATTACAATATAAACGATTCAGTGAAACACAAATAGATCAAGGATTGTATGGTATTTGGGTAAGTGATAATTTAAAATTTCCCAACAAAGTGCAGATGGATGGAAACTGTGATATATTTTGGGTAACCTCGAAGGACTGGGAGTATATACGTACTGCAAAAACTCTTACAAATCCATTTACCAACACATTGCCGTGCATAATCCACAACACAGGAAATAGACATCCTAATAATTTTTTAGCATACCAAAATGCATATAATATTATTTTAAATCAACCCCTTGACAAATAGAAACAATCAAGTATATTTATACTAAACTTTTACGTGGGAGAATAAGGTTATGAATGTTAAAGAATCTTTTACAGCACACTTTTTTAAAAAAATGGGATATGCATATTTTCCCAAATTAATACCAATTCAAAAATGCGAAGAATTCGCAGATTTGATGTTATCATTGAAGAATGAAAAAAATTTGAAGTATGACGGAGAAAATCCAAATCCATACTATAAGGAATCACACAGTGGAAACCATCCAGAATTTGAAAAAGTTTTACGGGAAGTAACACCACGAGTTGCAGATGAACTGCAAGCGAAAATCAAACCAGCAAATTCCTATTGTCGTATTTATTATAGTGGTGCTACGTTAACACCACACAAAGATAGATCAGGATTGGATTATGTTATGTCAGTCACCCTACGATCTACTTTGCAAAAAGAGTGGCCGTTGTATTGTATTGACCATCTAGGAACAACCGTTCCATTACATATCAACCAAGGTGATGGTGGGATTCTGTTAGGTAATACAATGACACACTGGCGAGATAATTTGGTTTGTTCTCCTGATGATTATGTTGTACAATTATTTTTACATTGGTCATTTGACGAATAATATTATATGAAAGTTATAGCGTATCCTGTGGCGGCGAATGTATTGCCGATGCGGCCGGCTACATCGACTAGAGATTGGATGGACGTAAATCCAAATAAAAATCCATATAGATGTTTACCACTATCTATGGCAAATAGTTATGGATGGGAAATATTATCTACTGCGGAATTTATAGCAGAATGGAATGGTGGTATGGCGCCTAACGATGTTCGCGTAACATTACTATCGGGAAATCATCCACCGTCCGCTCATTTTGGCGAGGGAACAATAACATGGCATACAGGGTATTTGTTTAAAACGGAATACCCATATGGAATGTATGTAACAGGAGCACCAAACTATCCAAAACCAAATATGATACCATTGTCTGGTATAGTAGAAACATATTGGTTACCTTTTACATTTACAATGAATTGGCGATTTACTCAACCTGGTTCTGCTAAATTTAATGTTGGTGATGTCATTGCACATATTTATCCAATCAATGTCCACCTATTTGATAATGTAGAAGCAGAAATTCGTTCCATAAGTGATGATCCTGAATTTGAAGAAGCATATTGGCATTGGAATCTGTCACGTGGTAAATTTTTAAAGCAAAAAAGCCGTCCTGGGCACGTTTGGCAACGTAATTATTTTAGAGGTAAACACCCACATACGGGTGAAAAAGAACCAACACATAGAACTAAACCAAATACTCCCGAATTTATAAATAAAGTTACAAAACCTTACGCAGTACCAGAAAAATTCCGAGGAGATTTAAATTCATCATTTATAACTAAAAAGGTAGAGGTTATTTAGAATGCAAGCAAATAAAATAGCAGATCTTGAAAATCTGATTAATAACGTAAGTGATCCTGTAGTAGTTTTGGTCGCATCCGATGGATGTGACAAATTCAAGTCACAGATTATAACAGATTTTGAAGAAAGATTGGCGAAGCAACCAATTCCGATACATTATTATACAATGTGTTATACGGAAATGTCTCTCCCATTTCCACGACCGTTCACACCGGCTGTGTATTATTTCGCACCAAAAAATCAAGTTCCATTATTTTACCGATTGGCAAATAATATGATGGTTGATGTGGAAAATGATGTAAAAATAGCAAAAGAAATGATTTCTGGAAAGGATTATAAGCAAGTAGCGATGGATGAAACCACACGACAACAGTACGAACAAACAGAAAAAATGTTAGAAACTGAGGATATTTCCAAGTTCCCACCATTGTTCCAACAAATGCGTAATTTGGGTAAAGAGATGTGGGCAACTGGGAAGAACGCCGTGAAGGGATTACCCGTACTGGTAAGTGCAGATGTGGCATTCGTCCGGTTCAGTATGTGCGAATCGTGCGAATTTCTTAAAAATGACAGTCGATGTGAGAAATGTGGTTGTTTTATGAAAACAAAAACGCAATTAGCCTCGGCTTCTTGTCCAATTGGTAAGTGGGCAAGTACTGTCTAAGTAAAATAGTGTGATATTTATATGATAGTACTTACCTCATAAAATATCATACATTATGCCGCAATTTTTCCCACTAGGAACACCAGTTACAGCCAGCGTTGCATCATATGCACGATATACGTACAGTGCATCAATCGCAGTCAATGCAAATGTATTGTCCGCATCATACGCCTCAGGGTCAAGTGGACCGACAGGACCATCAGGACCAACGGGGCCAACAGGAGTAATAGGAATATCTGTAACGGGGCCAACAGGGTCTACAGGCCCAACCGGACCAACCGGACCAACTGGTATAGGTGCAACGGGTGTTTCTGGTGTAGTAGGAGTACAAGGTGTATCAGGTATAACAGGACCAGTAGGGCCTACGGGACCAGTAGGACCAACCGGTGCAACAGGACCAACGGGTGTAATTGGCATAACTGGTCCAAGTGGACCTACGGGAGTTGGTGCAATTTTATCGGGAAGTACAGGACCAACAGGACCAACAGGTGCTACGGGAGCAACAGGTGCACAAGGACCAACAGGAACAACCGTTGGAGTAATAGGTATAACAGGACCAAATGGACTAGCAAATGTACAAGGTGCAACTGGTCCAACCGGTGCACAGGGTGTTGGTGCGGTAGGGGCAACAGGACCAACAGGACCACACGGTGCAACAGGGCCTGTTGGAGCAACAGGACCAACAGGCCCGGCGGCAACAACCGGTGCGGCAGGAACGGGAGGGGTCACGGGTACTCAAGGTCCGTCTGGTGACGCAGGACCGCGTGGAGTAGATGCACCTTGTCCAGTTGGTACTGTAACGTGTATTTCTTTAACACCAACCAATACCAATGTATACGGATTGGTATGTGCAACGTCACCCGCAGGTTGTATAGGAACATTCGTATGTCCACCTACATTATAATAAAGAGGATTTATGTCAGAAAATTTAGAGTCTACAGAACAAAAGGAAGTATTAGAAGTACAAGTACCGTTAGCAATTAAGCAGCTGATTGATAAGCATTATGAAACTGTTGAAAAATCATTAAATGAGTTACAAAATGCTAACGTAGAAATGATGCGTATCTTAAACATTCTTCCACAAGATGGATGGCGGTTGGATATTCAAACTTACAAATATATTAAGCAAACCGTGAAGTAATGCAATTACACCCATCGGCAGAAAATGTTATCTTTACATGGGGAAGATTTAAAGGACACTCCTTAGCCTACGTGGCAAGGAGTGTTCCTTCTTATTTGGAGTGGATGTCTGGACAAGAAGGATTACCAGACGACTGGCGTATCGCAGCAGCAAAAACTATGTTGGGTGAAGATATCAGTAGTTTAAATCTACCCAGAACAAATAAATTAAATATTTCGTACAAAGATATTCCACAAAAAACAAATGATAATATAGAAGTTTTTCTTGTTGATAAGAAAACTGCAGCGGTGGTCATGCCCTATAATAAAAATTTATTAGAAAAATTTAAATATGAAATAGACGGAAGAAAATGGAATCCGGATGAAAAACAGTGGGAATTTCCTTTGGTTCATCTTCCAAAGTTTTTTTCTGTATTTTCTAATATTAAGTGTAAACAAGATGTATTAGATAAATTGGAACAATTGAAATCTCGTAGACAAGAATTGGACGAAATTCGACAGAAAGAAGATACGGATTTCACGATACCAGGACTAAAACTCAACCTGTATCCATATCAAAAGGTCGGGGTGCAATTCGTCGATAGAGCAGGTGGTCGATGTTTAATTGCCGACGCACCTGGTCTTGGTAAAACTGTTCAAGCCATTGCTTATGCACAACTACACAAACTTAAGACAATTATAGTATGTCCGTTGTCAGTAGTTATTAATTGGCAACGAGAAATTAAAAAATTTACTGGGAAGGATAGTACAATATGGGATTCTAAAGGATATGACGGTAAACTCGGAAATCAGTTTCATATTACACATTATGATGCTGTGTCTAAAAATTCTCATTGGCTTCGTGATCAAAAATTCGATTTACTTGTGTGTGACGAGGCGACCTATCTTAAGAACCGTCAAACAATTCGTGCAAAATCTATCCTTGGTTCTTGGAAAGAGCGCAGGAAATATCCTGGAGTAAAAACAAAATATAGCATATTTCTAACAGGTACTCCTGTCATGTCTCGTCCTATTGAGGCATTTAGTTTACTGAACTTTTTGGATAAGGAACGATTTAATAATTTTTATCATTTTGTTGAACGATACGGTGGATGGAAAGGAGAATTACCTCGTAATCTTCAAGACCTTCATGACCGTACAAAAGATTTGGTAATTCGAAGAAAGAAAGAGGAAGTATTGGTCGAATTCCCTAAAAAACAACGAAATGATTTATATGTGGAATTAAACAAAGACGAACAAAAAGAATATCAGAAATTATTAAAAGAAGTGTTTGGTCAGTGGAAATTGACAGGTAAACCATCAGTTACGCACATGCCAAAACTTCAGGGATTCTTGATAGAAAAGAAACTTCCCCGATTGATGGAAATGATTGATGAGTTTATAGATAATGATAGAGGAATTTTAATATTTAGTAACTATCTGGCACCACTAAAGTTATTAACAGAACATTATGGGGACAAAGCTGCGCTACTGACAGGAGAAATGTCCAGAATAGAACGACAAAATACTATTGATAGATTGACTAGCGGACAAGCTAAAATTGGATGCTTCAGTATTACTGCGGCCGGAATGGGAATTGACGGATTACAGCATGTCATAGATACTGTAGTATTTTTAAATATGGACTGGACTCCTGCAAATCACGAACAGGCGGAAGACCGTACCCATCGAATTGGACAAAAATCCAAAGTTCAAGCATATTATATGATATGTCAAGATACTATAGACGAATATATGCGAGATATTTTACGAGAAAAGCAACAAGTGGCGGATTTAATAGTAGATGGGTCATTAGTTACCCCAGAAAGTAATAAATCTTTCTTTAAGGAATTTGTTCGTCGTATTAATAGTGCTTATGAAGGTGGTTTTACCGATGAAAACATCGATACGTGATATTTATATACAAGTATTTACAATACAAGGAGTTATTTTATGACAAATGTTACATTTCCTACCGAAGTAATTGATCTTCCAAGTAAAGGAAAGTTTTACCCACAAGGACATCCACTATCTAGTGGGCAAGTTGAATTAAAATATATGACCGCTAAGGAAGAAGATATTTTAACATCAACCAATTTAATTCAAAAAGGTGTCGTATTGGATAAACTGGTAGATAGTTTGGTAGTCACCAAAGGAATTACCCACGAGGATTTTTTATTAGGAGATTTGAACGCGGTATTGGTGGCAGCACGTATTATGGGATATGGTAAAGATTATGAAATTAATGTTACGTGTCCAAAGTGTGAAAAACAACAAGAATGCGTAGTAGATCTTACACAATTAGATACAAAAGAATCAACGAACGAAGATGTATCGGTGACACTTCCAGCCAGTGGTAAAACTGTAACGGTACGTTTCATGACACGAAAGTTGGAAAAGGACATTGATAAGGAATTAACGGCTATTAAAAAACTAGGATTACAAGTGGAACCAGAAACAACCACTCGTCTTCGATATGTAATTTCTGAAGTTGATGGATCAAAAGATTCCAAGGTTATTCGAGATACTGTAGAAAATATGTTGGTACGTGATACTCGTGCATTACGTGAATTTTTGAAAAACGTAACTCCTGATGTAAATTTTGAAAGTACATTCACATGTGCAGAGTGTTCGCATAGTGATACGTTACCGATTAGTCTCGGCATCAACTTTTTTTGGCCTGACGCAAGAGTATAGGCTCAATATGCATAAAGTCATCTTTTCTATGGTGTATTATGGGAAGGGTGGGTTTACATTTGAAAACATATATAATATGCCTGTGTTCTTGCGCGGCTTCTATTTGAAACAAATGAACGACGCGGTGGAAAAAGCAAATACCGAAATGGAAAAGTCTATGAAAAAATCAAATCGATGAGATTTAAATGGCACCAATAGATGATGAAGTTAGAAAATTAGAACTTGAACAATTAGCAAAGCAAGCTAGAAGTTTGTCGGATGCGTTATCCAAAAATGTATCTGCTGCAAATTCGGGATTGGCAACATTACTTACATTGAATGCCAAAAGAAAATTGCAAGTACAATCACTAACAGAAGAATTTAAGGTACTGAATGCAACACGTACGGTTAATCAAACTAGATTGACGGAACTACGTAACGATATAATACGTTTACGTGCAAAGGCGAGTTTAACTAAAGCAGAAGAAGCAGAATTACGAAATTCAATATTATCTTTTCAACGAGTTAGAAATTCTAACAAAGATCTAGCAGCACAAGCTTTGATTAATAGAGCAGAGTTGAAAAATAGTAATTTTGAAATGATAAGTAGTGCTTCTCAAGTTTTAGCGCAGGGAATGACAGCTGCTGCACAAGGATTACGTACTTTGATGAATAAAATTTATCAAATACAACAAGATATCGGTGTACAGATTGGCACTGCAACAGAAATATATAAAAGTGCAATCATGGCGAGTATTGGATCATATTTTAGTTTAACCAAACCTATATTAGATCCAGAAGATATTACTAACGCATACAAAGCATTCATAGAAGAATTTGGTACTATATTAGCTCCAGATGAAGCAGAAAAAATTGCAGTAATGGCAAAACGTGCAGGTACTAGTGCGGCAATTCTAGTTAAGGCAGAACGTGCATTTTTGACAGCAGGTGGAAGTCTTGCTACTATGCAAAAAACGTACGCAGATGAATTCGTACGAGCAGGATTGACGGAAGCGGCAGCATTAAAATTTGCAGCAGAAAACGCAAATTTGGTTGCAATTGCAGGATCTAAATATGCGTCGGAATTAGCACGTGCAGCAGCATATACCGCACGTATCGGAGTATCATTAAGTAAAACAGAACAGTTCGCAGATAATTTCGTTGCAGACTTTGAAGGAGCATTGGAACGGTTTGCCGAACTAAGTGCATTGGGTGTCAATGTAGAGTTTAATACAATGGCACAAGCAGTAGCTCGTGGACCACAAGAAGTCGTTAATGAATTATCTCGTCAATTGGGTGGTAATAAAGCAGTATTAACAGAATTACAAAATAATCGATTCCTTAAAGTTGCATTAGAACGTGACTTGGGATTGAATATAGCGGAAATAACACGTATTGCACGAGGTGAAGAAGCACTACCGGCACAAAAAACAGTAGAAGAACAGCAAGTTGATTTATTATCAAAAATATTAGAAGTATTGTCAAAAGGTGCACAAATAAGTAAGTTCGCTACTGCTGCATTAAGTGGTGCCGCAGCTGGCGCACGATTGGGAATGATGGTACCGGGGGTGGGAATGCCAGTCGGGGCTATCGCAGGTGGTGTTCTTGGCGGTATAACATCATTGTTTGGTGGGATGGCACAGGGAGGACTAGTCACAGGTCCAGGTACATCTACTAGTGATAGTGTACCCAAAATGTTATCTAGTGGAGAATACGTATTGAGTTCCGATGCAGTACGTAACGTAGGAACGGATACATTGAATAAATTAAATACTGGCAAATTCCCAGTGGACCAGTTACCGTCAAAACCAAAATCAAAAACACTTATTGATACTTTGATTGCAATCAGTGGTGGTGGAAATCCTACCATTTCTAGAGAAAATGAATTTGAAAATATTCCCGAAACTCTTAAAAATAAAATACTTTCTGACTTCAAAAATAGAGGTTATAATAGATTAACGGGTATATTAGAAGGACGCCGTGCCTCATATAATTCTATTAAAGATCGAATTTATATACCAAAGGCTGCGGGAGATATAAATAACCTACCAACGGATTCCCCAATTAGAAGAATATTAATTCATGAATTTATGCATAGAAGAGATGCGAAGGGAATGGGACTACCAGAAAAAATGTTATTATTTCCAACTGAAATGAGAAATAAACTTAGAATGAATGATACGTCAGATTCTAATTATGGTCAGGTGAATAAAGCAGAAGCATACGCTGTTGCCGGTGAAACCGCAATGAACATGCTAGACGCTGCAGAATATTTGAAATCTACATTTGGTATGGACGTAGCAAAAGTTACATCACGTAAAAATTTTCTTAACAATTTAGTACGTAAAGAAATGAGATATCCTGGAACAGGAACTATACTCATGGATTTATTACAAACTCCTGAATTTTCCAATAATCCATTACATGAGATTATTTTTGGTAAAACGAAAAAATCACCATCAATATTGGATTCATTTGTTAAAAAATATCACAACGGTGGAATGGTGGGAGGTACGGGGGAAGTACCAGCAATGTTAAATGCCGGTGAATATGTTGTTAACCCCAAATCCACACAAGCGTATGGAACTGAATTTTTGAATAATATTAACAAGGGTGTATATACACCACAAGCAGCAACAACAGAAACTAATGTAAATGTAGACATGTCATCATTAGAAACAAAACTAGACAAATTGGTGAAGTCTTTATCTGGTATGAAAGTTGAGATGGATGGACATACCACCGGTCATATTTCGTGGAATGCAGCACGATCCCCTATTCGTACTTTATAATCGGTGATATATTATGCCAAAAATATTTAGTAATATTGCAAAAAGTGAACAAGGATTACAAAATATATATAATAAATCTACTATAAATGAAAATAGTTCAACATTGATTGTTATACGAGATTTGGCAAAACCGAATACCGCATTGGATGTTAATATCGCATCAACGGGAATTCGACGTATAGAACCCATGTATAATTTATACAGTAATAAGCAATCATTGTACACACAGGCAATACTTAAGTTTCCGGGGAATGGATTAAATACTGCAACAGAGATATTAAAAAAAGGGCGACTGATAGACAGTACTTTGTACGACAGATTTAGCTCTACAAATTGGTACATGCAAGAATATTTGGGAGTTTTACCAAATAACGGAACATTAATTGAAATAAAACCGTATAGTACTGATGTAGCTGACGAAAGTACTATGTTGCAAGATTCACGTAAATTACCTATTGTTTCTGGTCCACGTGATGAAAAACGTATGTTTAAATTGTTGGCAAATTTTGACGGCGTAAAATTTTTATTACAACAACAGTTATTACAATCTGCAAACACATTTAAACAATCACGTAGATATAATCCGTTGTCGGTATCGTTGGCCGTATCAAATTACGCACGTGCAAGTTTGACAAATCCATTGGAACGAGTAAATCGGATGTTATCTACTGACATGTTACCAAGTAACGCATCCGTACCAAATATGCGAATGTTATCGGAAATTTCGGGAAGATTACAACAAGAAACTGTTTTAACTAAGCAAGCACAATTCAAGTCAATATATATTGGCGGTCAGCAAGGTGGTAGTAATCGTAATACATTTCTTGGGCAAGTAGTAGGTACGGTGGTAAATAGATTGGCACAGAATATATTGAATAGAACAAACATAACAATTTTTGGTAGACGTGTTAATTTAGGACAATTGGGTAGACAGATTAATCAGATTGCACAAACTGCACAATCAATTATACGTGGTATTGACAATCGAAACCCTACATTGGAAAAAGATCAGACCGCATACGATGCAATGTACGATGCGGAAGTATGGCCATTGGTTAAAGAACAAGATGGTGTGCAAAATTTTCATAGAAGAAAACAAAATTATATAAAACGAGCACAGCAATCCGTAGATAGTGCTAAATTACAAGGTAAATTACACAATAACTTTTTTACAAAACCTTATCCGAGTATAGAAGAAGATTACAGAGGGTCTACCACATATACAGATGACACAAGAACGGAAGTAGGATTGGTAAACGGTATTACCAGTGGTAAATACATGAAAGATCCTATGAATTATAATCGTTCGAGAAAAGCAGTCAGTGTAGCAAGTGAATTAGATAATTTACACGGTGATGTAGATTTTATTAAATTTAAAATTATAGTTCCTACCGTATATGATTTGGGTATAAGTTTTCGTGCATTTATTCAAGATTTGAAACATTCATCAAAGGGTGATTACGAAGAACAACGATATGTGGGTAGACCTGAACGATTTATTGTGTATAAGGGGATGAATAGATCTACTACCTTTACATTATATCTAGTGGCATTTTCCAAAGAAGAATTGTCTGCTGTGTGGACTCGTGCAAACGTATTGAACAAACTTGTATATCCAATCGACAATGCGGGTGGATACATGATACCACCAATTATAAAACTTACACTCGGTGATATATTTCAAGACCAACCTGGATACGTCACAGACGTGAATATGGATTTTGCAGACATGCCGTGGGATATTGATTTAGAACTAACACAAGTAATCAAAGTAAATATCACATTTAATATCATAGAAAAGAATTTAATTACACAAAGTCAATTGGGTAATGCAAAGAATGGATTGGAATTGTTCGCAAATACAATGTTAGCTGCTGGACAATTGGACATCGATTCTATCAATACTAGTTTTGATGGATTGAATTTACCACAAATTAATTTAAATCCTACGGTAGATCCATTGAGTCCTGAATTATTACGAAGAGATTTGCAAGAAACGGGAAGAAGTTTTGCGTATAGAATGTCGAATCAAATGATAGACGAAGTTATAAAACGTAATAATCGATAGTATATTTTATTAATAAAGGATATCATATATGATTGCAAAGTATATAAATACATTAAGAATTGAAAAAACTGATGAGGGGAAACCGTACTATACTACAGTGCTACCTACAGAAATACCACAAGATGCATTTGAGTATTCTATCGTAACACGTGGTATTGACCGTTTCGACAATATTGCGGCAAGATATTATAAAGATGCTACGAAGTGGTGGATTATTGCGAAAGCAAACAATATGGTAGACGGATCATTGATTATACCACCAGGTACACGAATCATCATACCGTCTGCAGGATTGTAAGCATGCCAAGATCTCCATTTGAAGGATTTAATGTTTTTGATTATACTTCGCAAAATAGCTTACAACAAAAATTACGAGAAAGATCTTTATCAGATAATCTCGTAGAAATTAGAACACCCTTTATACGATACACCACTTCGGTAGAATTTCCAACATCAAAGTGGCATGCAGAACTAGAAAAATACACACAATCGGAAGGTGGTATTACTGGTATAGCCGAAGCATATGAATATTTAAATCCCCTAAATTTGGGAAGGTATGCTGGAGGTAAATATTTTACATTGGGTGTACATGGATGGGATAATTCCATGAGTAACGATGATATGTATGGAACTCAAGCAAACAATGGATTAATTGTTGGAACCACCTATAAAGATGGACAACAAATTTTAGTACGAACAAATGAGCAAAGTGAAATACCGGTGGATTTCAATCAACCTAATATGAAGACATTAGGTGACAAATTTGCTAGTCCAATATCATATCCTCCTCCTGGTATCGAATCTGCAACAGTAGAACGTTTGCGAAATGGTAACGTACTAAAATTTACAGTCAACGCAGTATGTTATACACGACAACAGTTAGATATGTTGGACATGTTAGCATTTTCTCCTGGTATGACGTGTATATTGGAATGGGGTAACACCATCTCAAATCCAGCAGGAACTTATAACGGTTTACAAAAAGATAAAGTTCTCAATTTCAGAAATACAGAAAGTATAACTGATGAATTATTATTTTTACTTGAACTCACTGCCGGAGGAATTACACTACCAGAAAAACAAGTACGATTACAGAATGGTAATACGGTGTTGGGGTCTAGATCTTATGTTATTGAAAAATGGTGTAAACCCAACAATTACAATTATGATTTTGCTGTTGCTACGGTGGGAAATGTAAAAACAGAATTGATTGATAACAAATATAAGGTCACACTTACATGTTATGGTGTGGCGGACAATATTATGTATATTTCTGCGTACGCGACAAACAATCCACAATCCGATAAGCAGACAAACGGTAATGATTTAACATACGTAACATCGGTTCGAGAATATTTTTCACCGAGATCTAAATTTTCTGTATTATTATCTGATATGGTTGAAAAAGATCCAGAAATTGTAAAATTTGAAGAAAGCGACAACCAAAGTAAAAAAGCAGGTGTAGGTGCGGCAGAATCATCAGGAACACCAATAAATGATTTGGGACAAGAAAACACATATTACATAACATTAAACAAGTTTATTAATTTTTTCTTGAATGATACTACAAACGGAATATTGAAGATAATAAATGATTCGGTGACAATTACTGGTAATCGTGGTAGCGCTGGTAAGATTAAACAATTATTGTCACAACTGAAAGATCCTGTTGATGGTATTCCTATAAAGGTAGGATATAACGAAGTTTTAAGATCTACCGACCCATCTGTTATGTTAATTTATAATTGGAATGCGATGAAGAGTAATACACTATCACCGCAAGTAGCAGCAAACTATCAGAGTTTCCTTGGAGTCAAACCCAGTGATGCAACAGTACCATCACAAGCTTTGGCTAGATTAGCTGCAAGTAAATTAACACAGATTGATGAACAAGGAAATGAAAAAACTGATGGAAACCCATCAGGTATTGCAACTACTACTTCGGGTATTTGGTTGAATAGTAAATTCATACAAGAAGTATTTTTGAGTTCACGAACGATATTTGAAGCAATCGAAGCAATGTTACTTAAAATAAATGCAGCAACGGAAGGTTACTGGGATTTGAAACTAATATATGATGAAGAAAATGACGTATTTAGAATATATGATGATAATTTAAAAGAGTTACCAACAAAAGATAGTCAAATTTATGTTTTTAATAAAAAATTACCAGCAAAAACACAACCAAGTCAAGTAATTGGTCCTGAAGTTTTGAGTGTAAAAATAAATACAGATTATTCAAAGTTGGTATTTTCGCAACTGGCTATTTCTGGATTAAATTCATCCACCGGTCTTGCCGATACCCGTGATTTAAAATTTGCAAGAAATCCATTGTCGGGGCCAAGACTTTTTGATTTACTGAAAAAAGAAAATCCAATAGAAAGTAAAGGTAATACTCCGGAGACAAAATTACCTAGTGATATATCAAATGTGGATGAATTTGTTAAATCAGCACTAAAAGATTCTTTGTATAATGATATTAGACCAAGTATCACAGAACAATTAAAATCTATACAATTTTCTAAATTACCACCAACAACCAGACAAACTCTTAGTGCTATACTATCATCCAAACAATGTTTGACAGAAACTGCAGCGAAAAATTATGCGGCATCTATAAATTCAGATAAATTAACCATCAGTCAAATTAATGGTATTAAATTTATTTTACAAGAACGTGCAATAGCTATAGTAAAAGCAGAAAAAAGAAAAGAACGTGCCGCGTTTGAATTGGGTGGAGCCGATATACGATTAGTTCCTGGTGAAAATGCTGCAAACGCAGTAAATAATGTTTTAAAAAATATAGACAAGAGCGCTTCGGATTTAATAAATACTATAAAACAGAAAGCAAATGCTACAGAAAATAAACCACCACAATTGAGTGGATTTATAAGAAGAGGGCCGTAAGTCATGCCAACCAGACTAACAGAATTAACAGTAGGACGTATACTTGAATTACAAAGAGGTGGATTTATTGGCGCGGTTGGGAAATACCAAGCAGTATCTACCACATTTAAATCATGGGTTACGAGTAAGAATATACCAACAACAGCAATATTCGATGCAAAATTACAAGAACAACTAGGTGATTGGTTAATTATAGAAAAACGTCAATTAGTAGCTGATTATGTAAATAAAAAAATTAATGCTGACAAAATATATGATGCACAAATTGCTTTAGCTAAAGAATTTGCTTCCATTCCTGTACCAGTTCGTATGACACGACCACCGGGTGCTGGTGGAAGGTCTGATCCAGGAGGAGTGGTTGAACGTGGACAATCATACTACCAAGGATTTAATGGTAATAGAGCTATACTTTCTCCGGAAAGTGTTGAAGAAGCATTACGTACAGCACGAGCTACTGGAAATTTTAATGGATTAAAGAATTTTATAGCAAAAGGAGAAGGTAATTATGATTCTGTAGCAGGGATGATTATTGGATCTCCCAAGTATCTCGCAGCAATCGCGGGGTCAACAAATGTTGCGGTCACTCCTCCAACAACAACTACACAATCGAACATACCGGCAGCACAAACAGAAAAAACGTTATACATACAAAAAAATTATAGAGATCCTTTTATAAAAGAAGGATTAGTTAAATCATTAGAAAAAGCACAACAGTATTTTCCAGCAAATCCGTTGACTGATCAATCTATAAACGGAGAATGTTTACTATTGAGTGATTTAACCTCTGTACAAAATAAACAGACAGATAAAGTGAAAGGGGTTTTGGAAAATAAATTGGCAGCATTCAAACCAGGATCTAAATCCGTACTTGTCGGATCTGCATTATTCGAAATGTTTCCAGATGATATGCGAAACAAAATGTCGCAGAATGCAGAAACGGATGGAGTCAATCCAAATTATACGCATGCGTGGAGAGCACCAGGAAAAATTTCAGTTACGGCAGACATTATGATACCTGGTATGTCTGGATTTAAAATTGGACAAATATTTTGGGTTGATAGAATTTCCGAAATATATAAGCAATTTGGTGCATTTCAATTGTTTGGATTGACGGAAAATATCAATGTTAGTACTGGGTGGACCACCTCGTTACGCGCACGATTTAATGTATTACCTCGTCGATATATTAAATATTTAAAAGAAACAGTCGCTGATGGAAATACTTCTATAACACCAACTAGTGGAACATAATTATGGCAGATACAATACCGTTTGACATATACAATAAAACTGGTGATGTTTTTGCAAAACGAAGAATGTTATTTACACTAAAAACGACAAAAACTATACCAACCGACGATGATAAAAGTGTAGGAATTGTTACTAGATATTTTGCAAAGTATACTGCAAAACGTATCGGGGAAATATATGAAATCTCCGAACAAGATTATACATTAATAGAAGATAACGCATTGTTCAGAAAGACAAAAATTGATTGGATAATAAAAGGTAGATTACATGATAGTGTCTTGACTTTGGTTGACGGTACGTCTATATTAATTAAAGGTGTGATAAGTCAAAACCAAGAACTTTCTGCAATAGCAAATGATGAAGTACCAGGATTAATACAACATTTACAAGATCATATGGAATATTGGATTGGTGAATAATGGTTATAGAATCGGTTACTGACATTCAGAGAATAAAAAATAAACTGGAGAATGAAGTAGCATATGCGGTACCTATATTCGCAGACCAACATCTTCATTCGGTATATAACCAGTTGTCTTCACTGCATATTTTATTTGATGATAACGAATACGTATGTATACCGATAAATCATCCGGATGGTAGTAAAATAGATATTGATATTTCCAACGCATATAAAATTGTAACTCTTTATAAAAAAGAAATATTACACGCATATCCATCTATAAATCAGTATAATGTTTATGATATAGCATCACATTTACATTTGAAAAGTGATAAAGTACCTGAAGTACGTGAGTACTATACCCCATATATCCAACGATCTTTACAACAATTTCAATTTAGAAATTTACATTTAACTGTTCCATTGGTAGTGTGGATGGAATATGCACATAATTTATTGGGATATATACGTGATAAATATAAAACTGATACACCTTCTGGATTCGACTTCGTAAATAATACAATAATACCTACGTTGACCACTATAGAACAATCAGGGTTATATGTCGATGTGGATTTACTGAAAAAGTATTTTCAAAATTCTTTACGATACGTAAACAATAATCTAATATATACAGGATATAATCCATACACGTCCACTGGTCGTCCGAGTAATAAGTTTGGTGGGGTTAATTTCGCAGCATTGAATAAAACAACAGGAATTCGTGAAGTATTTACCAGTAGATATGGTGATGATGGGTTACTTATTCAATTGGATTATGAAGCATTCCATTTACGATTGGTTGCAAACCAATTAAAGTACACTTTACCTGAAACATCGGTACATAAGTATTTGGCAGAACAGTACTATAATACCCCGAATATTACGGATGAGCAGTATGAAGCATCCAAAGCACGGACTTTTGCTATCATGTATGGTATGAATGAAGATGTGGGGAATGTGGAATTTTTTAAAAAGGTCCGTAAATACACGGAAGAACTATGGGAAGTATATAGAGATACGGGGTATGTGGTGAGTAAAATGGGTAGAAAAATTATAATTGAAGATCCTTCACCAAACAAGGTATTCAATTATATGGTACAATGTATGGAGACAGAAGAGGCATTAACCAGAGTATCTTCTGTATGCGAATTGCTAGAAAATAAATTAACAAAACCAATTTTATACACATATGACGCATTGTTATTGGATTTACACAGGTCCGAGACGGCTCTATTACCAAGGATAAAATATTTAATGGAAACTGATGTATATCCTACCCGTATGTACAAGGGTAAAAATTATAATGAATTAATTTTGGTGTAAATACTAGTTTCTATTAATATTTGTATATTTATTAGGAGTTGTATATTAAGTTTTTTACTTCTAATGAGTTGCATATGAGTCAAGAAACGCAATTGTTGTGTACATTTTGTGCAAAAAAAGATATAGAAATAGTATTGAATGAGATAAAAAAAACATATAAATTAGCATTTAATTCTATTTATGTACTTGATAATGTTGATGATCAAAACCAAGTTATATTGACATATAATATAGAAGTTGGTCATAACACAAATACTCTGGCACTACCATCTACCATATCAGTACACAGAAAAAAACAAACAAACACTATTTATACCATCAATGCTATTAATAAATTGATTGAAGAAAAAAATGATGGTATATTGGACAAATCTTTCAAAATAGATTGGTCGGATTTACAAAATATGGTGTTAGTTACCGCATATGGTCGTTTGAAAAAAGTTAATACTAAAATTTCTCATATTATTAATCTCTAAACGCTTGACAAATACAGGTGATCCTACTACCTTAAAACGTAGGAGTTATAAACTCACTAAACTCTAAACACTAAGGAGACAAAGTATGCCGTTGGATTTTAATGCTCTAAAAGCAAAACTAAACACATTTACTAAACAGGGTGATCGTAACGAAGCACTCTGGAAGCCCACGGAAGGAAAGACTACAATTCGTATAGTACCGTGGAAGGGAAATCGGGATAATCCATTTATCGAACTGTATTTCCATTATCTTGGAAACAAGACGTATATCTCCCCTCTATCTTTTGGTCGTCGTGACCCCATCGCAGAATTTGCGGACAAGTTGGTAGAGGATGCTCGCCGAGAAGGGCGTGAGGCAGAGAAGGCAGCATGGAGGCAGGCAAACGCATTCCGTCCAAAACTTCGTACATATATCCCAATCATTGTTCGTGGTGAAGAAAGTAAGGGAGTACGGTTTTTCTCATTTGGAAAGACAGTATACCAAGATTTGCTTTCATATATCGCCGATCCAGATTACGGTGATATTACCGACGCGAAGACAGGACGTGATGTGGTTGTAGAATACATTCCACAGGAAAAGAGTGACACAAACTTCGCCAAAACATCAGTCAAGGTCAAACCAAACCAGACAACTGTTGTACAGGATATAGAGTTAGCGAAGAAATTGTTGGATGAACAACCGGATATTTTCGCACTATATAAGGAACCTTCTTATGAAGAGCTTCGTGTGGTATTGGAACGATATCTTGATCCTGATCAGACAGAACCTGTTGCTAAGGGTAATTCGGAAGTAGTCAGTGTTTCTGCGAATACATTGAACGTCGAAACAGAAATTTCTGAGTCTGCTGTTGTCAAGAATGCATTGGATGAATTTGATAAGTTATTCGATAATTAATAATTATGTCGATAGAAAAGAAATCAAAAAAACCAGTACCAGCAGCAGACCGTGATGAACTGGCACAGATAATTGCAGATTCTTTAAATAAACTAAATAAAGATTCTGATCAAATTGCGTATTTTTTAGACGGTCAGGAAGAAACACCGACAGACTTTACTGATTTCATTTCTACTGGTGCTACCATGTTGGACATTGCTATTAGCAATCGTCCACATGGTGGTATCGCAGTAGGACGAATCACTGAATTGACAGGACTTGAAGGTAGTGGTAAATCTCTTGTTGGTGCACAACTTATTGCCAACACACAAAAACGTGGGGGTATTGCAGTACTCATTGATACTGAAACGGCGGTAAATCCAGAATTTTTCCGTGCAGTTGGTATTAATATGAATAAACTTGTTTATGTTCACATTTCCACAGTGGAAGATATTTTTGATGCCGTTACAAACATTATTGAAAAAGTTCGAAGTGGTAAGGACAAAGATAAACTTGTCACTATTATCGTTGACTCCGTTGCAGCAGCGTCAACCAAAAAGGAAATGGAAGCCGATTTTGGAAAAGACGGATATGCTACAGATAAAGCAATCATTATCTCCAAAGCAATGCGTAAGATTACCGGATTACTTGGACGAGAACGAATCGCACTAGTCTTTACGAATCAACTTCGTCAGAAGATGAACGCACCTGCATTTTCTGATCCTTGGACCACTTCTGGTGGTAAAGCAATCGCATTTCATGCATCAACTCGTATTCGTTTAAGTTTGGTTGGTAAGATACAAGATTCAAATAAAAATGTTGTTGGTGTAAATGTAAAAGCTGTTGTTGTAAAAAACAGATTAGGTCCACCACATCGTACTGCGGAGTTTGATATTTACTTTGATCGTGGTATTGATGATTACGGTAGTTGGTTGGATGTGTTAAAAACAAATTCTTTAATAAAGCAATCTGGTGCATGGTATACATTGGTAGACGAATCAACAGGTGAAGAATTGAAATTTCAATCGAAAGATTTTCCAAAAATGTTAGAATCTAACACTACGTTGAAACAATCAATTTATGAAAAGATATGTGAAGCATTAATTATGAAATATAAGTCGGAATATAATCCCGATACGATGTCGTTAGATATTGACGGAGACACAAAAGAACTTTTATTGGATTAATTTATGACAGAAGAATTTATACAAATTGCCATAGATGCATTTGGTAATTCAAATAATGATATTGATAAATTTGAATTACTTCTTCGCAGAGGAGTTATGTCATACAAGCCAATGATGCCAACTTTACCCACTATCAGTCAGAATTTTAATATATCTGAAGAGTTAGCAGACGAACTGGCGTCTATAAACATAGAAGAAATGTCAGATGAGCAAGTAATGATACTGGCACAAAAAATGGGAATTGGTACGTAATTCATGACTGATTTACAAAAAGTTTTTCAAAATATGAAACTTGAGCAAACACAACAAGAGGGCATGGGATATAATTCCCGTGTCCTTCTTGTTGACGCACTCAATACGTTTCTTCGTAGTTACGCAGCGATTCCAACATTGGATG